CTCCGGGTCGCGCGTATCAAGCACGGCCGGGACGTTTTCGATGCGGGAGATCCCCGCGGGCCTGTTGGCCTGAATGAAGTCGATTGCCGCGAGCACTACCTCGCGGGCTTCGGTGCGGCCCCGCGCGAACGCGGTCAGCCGGATGGTGATGCGGAGCAGTCCGCGGCCGGCCATCCAGGGGCCGGTGTTGACGGCCACGCCGCCGTCGTCGGCCACCAGGAGCACGGGCTCGCCAGCGACAGGATGGAAGTCGTCGTCGACCTCAAGGGTCGCGGTCCAGTCGGCGTGCTCGGCGTCGAAGAAGTCGGCCAGGGCGATCTTGATTGCCTTGGCCGGATCGAGTTGCGCCACTTACGGATTGCCTGGACTCATGCCGACCGAGCTGGCGGCCTTGGTGGCGATGCCGTCCTTGGCCTGCTTGTCTGCTCGCACGACGATGCCGACTACTTCGCGGTCGGTGGTGTAGATCTCCAGCTCGGCGCCGGAGTCGGCCGGCATGGCGCCCATGATGCGTGCGGCAGCTTCTCGCTTGCCACCATCGACGGTCTTGAGGATCTCGGAGATGGTCTTCGAGTTGCGCCGGAAACCTTGCTTGCGCGCCATCTAGGCCTTCTTTCCGGTGCGGGAGCGGGCCAGTACGGCAACTCCCCCACGGGATCCGCCGCGGCCTGACTGCCAGAGTTCGACCATTGCGGTGCAGGTCTTGCCGCGGACCACGATCTCGTCGCCGTTGCGGATGACGTCGTTGATGTGGTTGTAGGTGTCGATTGCGGTGCGGACCCGAAGCGGGAAGTAGACGGTGAACTCGACGTCGGTCAGATCGCCGCCGGTCCCGTACTTCCGCAGCATGTTCCCGGGCGCGACTTCCAGCGGGGTGAGCGTGATCGACTGGGTCTGTGCGACCGGGTCGCCGTTGGAGTCGTTACCGACTGTGGTGGTGATCGTGACGGTTTCGGTCACGGGCGCTTTTCAAGCGCGTAGCGGTCGAGGACCGCGCGCTCGGAGTTGGTGAACAGTTCGCCGGCCGTGTTTGGGGCGTCGCTGTACTGGAACGGGCCGACCACGCGAGGAGCAACCTCGGGGCTGAATGCGCCGCGCTCGATGGACGAGAGGATGGCCGACTCGAAGTCGGGGGCGTCGGCGTAGCCGTGGGAGAAGATGACGGTGATCGCGCCGAACATGGGCGTCCACCAGTACCCGGATCGCTTGGCGATCAGTCCGCGCGCTGACCAGTTCAGGTCTGCGAGGTTCAGCTCTTCGCCATCCTCATCGACCTCGGTCAGCTCGGTCATCTTGAGGGTGGGCAGGATCAGCAGCTGGCTGTCAGGCCCGTCGAGGGTGACCTCGTCGTCGACTAGGACCGGGGTGACGTGCCAGCCGCAGTAGCGGCGGGCCGCTGCCAGGGCGGCGTCGAGCTGGCGCTGGGTCTCTTCGTCGTCACGGTCGAGCCGGCCGCGGGTGAAGGACTCCACCGCGACAGCGTTGAGGGTCACTCGTCGCCGCTCGCCTTGGCGCCGAACGCCTGCTCGGCGGCTTCTGCGCGCTTGGTGGCGGGCTTGCGTCCCTTGTTGGCCGGGGTGCGCGCCTTGGTGGTGACTGCGGGCTCATCCTGCACGGTGAGTCCACTGGCGGCGGCGTCGGCGTCACTGAGCAGCAGCGTGGTCTTGGTGCCGTTGATCTCGACGTCGTAACGCTTCAAGGTTCCTCCAGATGATGATGGAGTGACCGGCGGCCAGGTTTGGTCGCCGGTCACTCCGATCAGTGCCACAGGTGTTACGCGGTCAGATCCAGCGTGCAGAACGCCTTGGGGCGGGTCACGCCGAAGGCGAGACGCTCCTCGGCCAGGATCGCGACCATGTTTCGCACGAAGAAGTCGCTGTGCGAATCGGTCATCGTGACGGTGGTCTGCTCCCGGTCCCAGAGGACCGCCTTGGAGAAGTCACCGAGCAGGCCGGTGCCGGCCGTCTGAGTCTCGGACTCCACGATCGGCACGCCCCAGAGGGTGCGCTGACCGACCGACTGCGGGCCGCCGTAGTAGTAGCGGTTCTCGCCGTCCTTGAGCAGGTCGATGGTCTCGGCATCGGACGGGTTCAGAACCAGCGCGGTCGGGTTGACCCGGCCCACGGTGCGCAGCTTGGTCAAGCCCTTACGCACAGTGGTGAACAGGTCGGTCGCGTAGTCCTGGGTCTGGATGCCCGAGGTGGCCGTGATGCCGGTGAAGTTCTCACCAGAGCCGTCGCCGTTGAGGATCTGAGCCTCTTCAGCCTCAGCCACATCGTCGGAGAGCTGATCGTTGATCAGACCCTCAAGCTGCGCCACGTCGGCCAGCGCCCGCTTGGTCACGGGAACCCACTCGGCGATGGTCTTGACGTTGGCCGTCACGACCGCGAAAGCCCACGAGCCCTCAGGTTTGTAACCGCCTCCGGCGTTGTTGGTGAAGGTCACCGCGCCGGTTGTGGTGTTGGCTGCTGCGGTGCGTGCGGCCGAGCTGGTGGCTTCGGCGACGACTGCGGCGGCGTTGGTGTGGCTCGACTCCTGCACGAATTCCACGGTGTCGCTGGTGGTGCGACGGTTGGAGACCAAGCTGCGAATCGTGAGCGGCTTGCGGCCGAGCAGTTCGACGATGTCGGTGCGCTCGTTGACCACGAAGGCGCCGGCCGAGGTCGAGCTGGCACCAGTGAACAGCGCCTTGACGCCGATCGGTGCGGACTGCACACGGCTCTGCGCCGGGATGCGACCCTCGGGGAAGGATCCCAGCATCGACTTGAACTCGGGCGAGCTGACGACCGTCAGGCCAAGGCTCTTGGCCCGGGCCTTGATGTCGCCGCCATCGGCCGGGACGCCCACCGAATCGGCGAAGTCCTTGGCCTGGGCGATGACGGCCTCGTCGGCCTTGGTGGTTTTGATGCCTTCGAGAACAGACTTCAACGCCGCCATGGCGCCGTCGTAGTCGTGCCGCTCGTCGTCGGTCAGGTCGCGATTGTCATCGGCGGCCTTCTGTGCGATTTCGCGCGCCGTCTTGCTGGCTGCTTCGGCGCGCTCTTTGAGCATCGCGATGCGATTTGTGCTCATTGATTCACCATCCTTTAGGTGTTTGGGTTATGCGATCTCGGCGAGGACTTCGCCGAAGATTGCGTCGGGTAGCGCCGAGTAGTCGACGGACGGTGTCGGACTGGCCTCGCGGATCTCCTCCTCGGACACGTCCTCGTCTTCGATCTCGTCGCCCTCAACCTCTGGTGCAACGGTCGGTGCAGACTTAACGGGGGTGTCGTCGTGAGACTGGCGCGACGGATCCGGCTCGCTGGCCTTCTGCTCGTCTGGTGTGTTATCGAGAACGGACAGGACGCGGCCCAAGGCCTCATGCGCGCTGCGGAGTTCGCTCTCGTTTTTGGCCGATAACACGCGGCCAGCTTTAACGTCGGTCAGCAGGCGATCGGCGACGATCGGCATCTGCTTCACCGCGAGTACTTCGGTTTCCTGGTTGGCGCCCACGGTCACGACTGAAACTTCGTAGAGCTTCATGTCGCGGATCTGGTAGACGTCTTCGCCGTCAACCTTCTCGGTGCTTCCCTCGACCACGTCGTAGGCGAAGGACATCTGATTGATGCGCTTGCCCTTGAGCATCCGGTAGACCTGTTTGGCTTTCGGGTTCTCCAGGTCGAGCTGGGCGGTGACCTTGAGGCCGACTTCGTCTTCTTCGGCGGATAGGACGTGGCCGATGTTGAAGTCTGGGTCGGCCATGTTGTGGCCGAATAGCAACGGGATGGCGTTGCCTGACTTCTCCCACCGCTCCAGATCCTTGGCGAATGCGCCCTTTACCACGATGTCGCCGTAGCTATCGACGTTGCCGAACACGCTGGCGTAGGCCACGAACTGGCCCTCACTGAGGCCATCTTGCGGGCCGGCCTTGAGTTGGATGGTGGCGTTCTTGGTGAGCATATTTCTCCTGGCGTCCTATGCCGCCGGCTGATCAGCCGGTGCGGCCGGGATCGGATCCTGGTTACCGTTCTGGGTGACGTTGAGCGGCCTGATGAGTTCGTCGCCGCCGTCGATCGGTGGGCGGTTGTCCAGGGCGCGGGCTTCGTTGATGGTCATCGTCGGGCCACCGACCGCCTTGGCGATCGCGTCGGCGCGTTCCTCGAATGCGCCCGAGAGTTTCTCGCGCAAGTTGAACTCGACGTAGAACCGTCGCGGCTCGGGCTCGAAGTCTTTGAGGAGCTGCAGCTCGATCTCTTCTTGAATCATCGAAAGCCAAGGTCCGAGGGTCTCGGTGTAGAGCATCCGCTGCTGGACCGTGATATTGGAGAACGTCGCGTGGTCAAGGATGCCGATCATGGGCGGCGGGACGAAGTAGGCCGCGGCAACTTCCTCGCGGGTCAGCTTGCGGCTCTCGATGTATTGCAGATCCCGCGCGGTTTGGGAGACGGGCTTGAACTGCATCCCGTCCTCGAGGATCGGGGTGCCGCCCGCGCCGGGGCCGGCGCCGGAATACTGCGCCTGCCAGTTGCGCTTGAATCGGTCGCGCGCCGTATCGGACCACTCGGGCGCATCCTTGGGACGCTCCAGGTAGCCCGACATCCGCGCCCCGTTGCGCATAACCTGCTCGCGCATCTCGCCTGCGGCGTACTCCTCGCGCAGGGTGCGGCGCAAAGCCTCCAGCGGGCTGATGCCAATGTCCTTGTCGAGGCCGTAGCCGCGGAAGTAGATGACCTCGTCGGCCTTGTAGATCCTGGTGCCAGAGGTGCCGTCAACCTTGAAGCCGTTTGGCGTCAGCCAGTTATCGCCCTCGGGGGTGACGATCTGCGGCGGGATGCGGACTAGGCCGTTGGACTCGGGCGTGATCCGGGTCTTGAGCCAGTAGGCGCGATCATAGATCGCGAAGTCACACACCAGCGCCTGGATAAACCGGTACTTAGTTGTCCACGGGTTGGGTTGCTTGAGCATCAACGCCATCGGGTGATCGCTCATCCGGCGGCGGTCGTCATCGCCGACCCGCTCAAACATATGTAGGCCGAGCTGTGCGACGTTACGGGCCAGGAAAGAGACCACCGTGCGCACCGATTCCTGGCTGCGGTAGATCTCGGCGTAGTCGACGTAATAGGTCGAGGACAGCTGGATGCGCGACGGTGTCGCAAAGCTAACCCGCGTGCTGCGCGAGAGTGCCTGGACTGAGCCGGCGCTGGCGACGAATGCCACTAGCGCCTCCCGTTACAGCAGCTGAATAAAGTCGACATTGATACGTCCGATCAGAACTTCGCCGTCAGCAGGCGAGGGTTCGGCGCCGGGCTCATGCACGACAGCACCACGCAGCACCAGAGCATCCGGGCCGCTATAGGTACAGATCCCGGCGATCGCGTTGCCAC